CCCATCTCCTAATGGAGATGAATGACAACCAGAGGAGCTGTACAGCCCTATGCAAGGTCCCACTACTCGTCGTCGTGATGTACTCATTCCCTATGGTACGGGAGTGAGGACATCCAGGACCCGTCAGTTCATTCCTGCCCCAGTTGGGCAAGAAAGAATCGTCGAGAATCCTGTGACGAGGAAGGAGTGGGTACCTTTCAAGGGGACACAGGTTACTGTGTCGGAGGGCCATCCCTTCCACTCCCGTAAAAAGGGAGATGTTGGGGATATCGGAGGCGATTTCTATACCGAACGGACGTATATGGAAGGAAACTTCCATTCGACCGCTAGGCACGAAATGGCACCGGGGTTGAATAAGAACGGAATAGAATATTCCGGTCCTATGACACCCTTGAGTCCGTCAACGTTGCAGGGGTCTATCCCTGGCGCCTACAAGAGCACAAATGCTCAACTAGATGCCCGGGGAGCCACTGCTGTTGCGAACTCAAAGCCCACTAACTCAGTAGCTGACGCCTCAGTCTTCCTCGGCGAACTGATGAAAGACGGAATTCCGTCTCTTGTCGGTTCTTCCTTATGGAAGGACAGGACCAAAGCCGCGCAAAAAGCGGGCTCTGAGTACCTAAACGCTGAGTTTGGCTGGCGACCACTGCTTAACGACGTGCGCAAATTTGCGTATGCCGTTAATCACGCAAGTGCTGTATTGAAACAGTATGAGCGTGATGCAGGTAAGGTCGTTCGGCGTCGGTTCTACTTCCCTGTACAAAGGGACGTGCAATGGTTTAACGAGGGGAGTACCCGGGCTTACATTGATCCGGGTGACTCTGAACTCGTGGACCTTGCTGTCCCTACGGGTGCATTGATGCGGAAGGTGGAGACCTACCGCCGTCAATGGTTTTCGGGAGCATTTACGTACCATCTTCCTTCCGGTTATGACAGCCGGCAGGCGATGGATCGTCATGCTCTCAAGGCCAAGAAACTTTTTGGCCTAACCTTGACGCCAGATACTCTCTGGAATCTTGCCCCGTGGAGCTGGGCCGCAGATTGGTTTTCCAATGCTGGAGATGTTGTTTCAAACATCTCCGATTGGGCTACCGATGGTCTGGTTATGCGGTATGGGTATATCATGGAACACTCTCGTGTTTCACATACCTATACACTGTCCCCGACGGGCCTTCAAGGCTCGCCGAAGGCAGCACCTTCTGTTACCTTGGTTAGAGAAACCAAGATTCGCAGAAGGGCTAACCCCTTTGGTTTTGGTCTTACTTATGACGGATTGTCAACCCGTCAAAAGGCCATCATGCTAGCTTTGGGCTTGTCCCGGAGCTAGAGGTCAGTGAAAACACTGACGTCAAACACCGGCTAGCTTAATTGCTAGTCATGTCTAAGGAGCACGCCTATGGCGTTTACAGACCCACAGTCAGTCACAATCTCAGGTACCGCGATTTCGCTACCCCGCGTTTCTACGGGGGTAGGTCAGAGCGACTACACGAGTGCGGACGGACTGGTTCGACTCAGCGCGCAATCCACCTACGGGCGGAGAACTCGCCGAGTCTTGCGGCTCGACCATTCGAAGATCACCGCTGATCCGTTCATTCCCGCGAACAACACGAAGGTTTCGATGAGTAATTACATCGTCTTCGACGTGCCACCCGTGGGATATTCGAACGCAGAGGCGCTCGCCGTCTATGCAGGTTTCAAAACTGCATTTACGGCGACTTCGGATCTCCTCATCACCAAGCTTCTTGGTGGTGAGTCGTAGTAGCGAACGCGATCACATTGTTTGGGGCCGATTGCTCAAAATGGCAATCTGCCTCAACATTGTTTTCGTGTTTTATCTACTAGGTCTGTACTTTCAAGAGTCCGGAGCTATGCTCTGGACCCTTGACCACATCGTTCAACCAATGGTTGATATTATGTGGGACCATGCGGATTGTTGTAATAATCCGTAATGGTTAAGTACATGTAAACCAGCGTTATAGGCTAGGAAAAGCAACCTCTATTTAAGGAGGGCTTTTGAAAAGCCTATTGCTGCTCTGGAATAAGTTAGCAGACGAGTCTGCTAACAGATGTTGCACTAGCGCCCGCATGGACCGAAAAACTGTCCATGCGCGGTCAAAATACGAGGGGTTATCGTTTCTAACTATAACCCTACCCAACTTTGGAAAAGACTTCCAAAAAAGTCTTGACCAAGGTCGGGTCGATCGACGTCTTTTCACTGGTTTCCAGTGGAAAGGAGGTCTCCCCCGATTCCTCGGAGGTTTCCTCGATCGTGTATTCGACCGTACTAGTGGTGTGTTGCTCGATGAACCTGATATCGATGCAATACTTGCCATTCGTCAGCTTACGCTGATGTTTGGTAAGTTGCTTGTCCCTTGTAGCGATGCAAGGGAACGAGCAGCGATGTCTCAGTTCATTGAGTGTGAGCAGGATGTCCGCAAATTCGATGCGTCTAGATCAACGGATGATATCCGTGATTTTCGGCGTATCGGATCCATGGTGTTTGCATCCGCTTTCTCGGAAATGGATCGTAAGATCTATGACCTAGAAGTGGTGCCTCGCCATGGACCTGGGGCTACTGCTGATCGGCTTAAGGGAAACCAAAAGTTCGATCAGAAACAGTGGACCCAACGTCTCGAGGAAATTCTCCCCGCTGGGGAGATGCTCCTCGCCAACTGGCGTTTTTACGACCGGTTGGACGATGTGGACATCCTCGAACCTGGTTCAGAGATACCCGTAAGGGTTATCTCTGTTCCTAAGACGCTCAAGACACCCAGAATAATCGGAATTGAACCAACTGCTATGCAGTACGCACAGCAGGGGGTTCTATCCGTCGTTCTGTCATCTCTGAAGAGGGTTGACTACCTCGACAGGATGCTCGGATTCGAGGACCAGACGCCTAATCAGCGTATGGCCCAAGATGGTTCCTTTTTCGGGAACCTGGCGACACTTGACTTAAGTGAAGCCTCCGATCGTGTCTCGAATCAGCTCGTACGGGAACTATTTGCTCATTGGCCTCATTTGCATAAGGCTATTGATGCATGTCGTTCCCGGAAGGCTGATGTACCTGGATATGGCGTAAAACGCCTCTCCAAGTTCGCATCTATGGGTTCGGCACTCTGCTTTCCCGTTGAGGCAATGGTCTTCTTGACCGTTATCCTCATTGGGATTGAACGTAGCAGAGGGCCCAACACCCACCTTACCCGGCGAGATGTAGAACAACTCGCTGGACAGGTGCGCGTCTACGGAGACGATATTATCGTCCCTGTAGAATCGGTGCGTTTCGTTGTTTCCGCGCTAGAAACTTTTGGGTTTCTAGTTAACGAAAGCAAGTCTTACTGGAACGGCAAGTTCCGTGAGTCTTGCGGTAAGGAATATTACGACGGCCATGACGTTTCAATTGTCAAGGTCAGGCGTGAATTCCCTACACAACGACAGGACGCGAGGGAAGTCATCTCGCTATGGTCGCTTCGTAATCAGCTTTACTTTGCTGGTTACTGGCAAACATGCAGATGGCTTGACGACATCCTTCGGAAGCTTCTAAGAAGCTATCCGGTGGTTTTGCCGTCTTCCCCTGTACTGGGCCGACATAGTTTTCTGGGTTATGAAACTCAGAAACTAGACGTGAATCTACACCGCCCTCTAGTCAAGGGCTACGTAGCTTCTTCCAAGGAAGCCGAGATTTCTCTCGACGACCATGGAGCCCTACTCAAGTGCCTCCTCGGAAAGGCTCGACTGGAAGATAACTCTTTCAGTCGGTCTTTCTCAGCAGTTGGTGATTTGCCAGTCACCAACGAGGACCACTTGACCCGTTCTGGACGTGACCAGGCC